CCGAACTTGTAATCGGTAGCACTGCCGATAAGGATGTCGAGTTTAGTGTCCTTGAATAGGACAGTAGCGAAGGTGAATCCGTTTTTCATTCGGAACGAACGCATCGAGAAGATGTATTCGGTCTCTGCTACGAAGGCAAGGTTAGATAGGGCTGCGTCAGCAGCAGGGTCGATTTTTGTTTCTTTTGTAGACATATCTGTGTTTATTAAAGGTTTTCGGTTTTGAGACTCAAGCGGGGGGACCCGACCCGAGCGCAAGCGTATGGGGTATATGAATTTGGACACCCCCAACCTCCCATAGATATCAAGACCGGGGGGCTCAGAAAAAAAATTCCCCAAATACGGGGGTATTAAATTAACTTTATCTAATGCTAACTTTACTTGCTTATTCTCTTCTAGGGATTATATTTGTATAATGATCAGCCAAGAGTTAGAAAATAAATTACTATTAGAGGTAGTAGGTAAGGTAAAGGAAGAAACGTCTGAGTGGAAGGATGCTTTGAAGGTAGGAGTAATCTGTGTTAGTCCTGACTATTCCAGTATTGTCGGTCTTAGAGTCCTTCACGGTCTTTCTAGGGATGGAGAACTTCCTCACTATATGTTCTTAGATGTTGCGTACCCTGACGACTCTCAAGAGAAGAAGGATGCGTTTAGGCGGATTCTAGAGGTTACAGCACCTCATATGAAGAAAGTCATAGATAAGGTTGTTTTGGTTGAAGCAGCGGTCCTTACAGGAGGTAATTATACGTGGATTATAGAGGAGTTGACAAAGGTTGGCTTCGCACACGAAGATATCCTCACCCTTGCCCTAGTAGAACATAAAGACTCTGTCTTCAAATCTAAGATAGTAGGAGATTACGTTAGTGAAGTCCCTACGTTCTACTGGGAAGAGTACAATAAGCACTGGGACTAGTGTCCCTAAGGGGACTGACCTTAGCATATTATAATCTAAAAGGTTAATTCTTTACTTTTTTTTGTAAAGGAGTATATTTGTATTATAAGTATGCCGAGTAATCCAATAACTCCAGAAGAACAGTACGATATATTAATTAATCGTAGCCTTACTCCTAGGGATGGAGTTACGACTGAAACTTATATGGCAGCCGGGTATATCACTATGCCTCCTGCTACCGTAGATGGCCCTGTTAAGTGGAGGTTGTTTGATGCGGCTTACATTAAAACCGGAATTATCGATCCTAATAGATTAGGAACAGGATCTACAGGAGCTGGAAATTTATATTTAGCTGACGACGGAACCTGGAAGACTATCTCAGTAGGCGGTGGAGGAGATATGCTCAGAGCCACCTACGATGTAGACAATGACGGAGTGGTAGATAGTGCTGAGACCATCCAAATTATAGTAAGAAACTCTACTGGCACTACTTTAACTAAAGGTACTGTTGTTTACTTAAGTGGAGCGACTGGTAATAGACCCAATGCTGTTAGGTCACAAGCAAATACTGAAGCGACTTCTTCTAAAACAATAGGTATAGTCGTAGCAAACATCAATAATAACTCTGATGGGTATGTAGCGGTAAATGGAACTTTACACAATTTAGACACTTCGGCCTACGCTGACGGGGCTGCGCTTTGGCTTTCTCCTACCGTAGCAGGAGGTTGGACTACTACAGTTCCCTCAGAGCCAAATCACTCGGTTTTCATCGGTTATGTTGCTAGGTCTCACCCTACCCAAGGTAGGATAGTTCTTCATATTCAAAACGGATATGAGTTAAATGAGTTGCACGGGGTTCTTATTGCTTCTGAAGCTAACAACGATCTGCTTACTTACGAATCGTCTACGGATTTATGGAAGAACAAAAGCATATCTACCATCTTTGGAGGTACTCCTTTGGTCACAGTTCCTACCCTAGCACAAGTAACTACAGCAGGAAACACCACCACCAATGCGATTACTGTAGGTTCATTCAATTTGGGAAGTAGTGTTGGAATTAGTACACTTAGTGCGTTTGGGTTAAATTATTTTATTGCCACTGCATTAACAGCAGGACAAGGTATAAGTGCAAGTTTTAGCCCATCTGGAACTCCTACAAGTTATGCTTATAATTTTCAATTTAGTAAGTCTTCAACTGCAAATAATAACTCATTATTATTTATTGGTGGAGGAGCTTCTGCTGGGCCAGCAGCAAATAAACACCTAATAACTACAAGTACAGACGGGACTGCTACAGCACAACCACTTGCATTTGCCGTTGCAACAGGAAATTGGGCTTCCGCAACTGCTTTGATGACATTAACACCAACTCAAAACGTACTTATAGGCACTACTACTGATGCAGGATATAAGTTAGATGTTAATGGTACAGGTAGATATGTAGGCAGTTTAAATGTTTGGAGAAATACTACAAACAATGGTTTTATTTTATCATCAGGATCAAATGACACACTACAATGGAATAATGGTACATGGGATATTCAATTTAATTCTGGAACCCCTGTAACTATTCTAAGATTATCAAACGGAGTTGGTGGGGTCTCATACCTAACTAGCAAAATAAATGTAAACGCACCCACTGTAATTTCAAATTTAGGGGCTTCCCTAGGTGTTTATGGTAATATTATTACAAGTGGTTCAATTACAGCAGCCTCACTACTTGCACAAGGAGTATACTTCAACAACACTTTAGTAGCAGCAGCAAACAATGACGTATTAGTAGGACTAGACATCAATCCTACGTTTACTAATGGTGCGTTTACTGGGGTGAGTAATCTTGCGTTAAGAGTTGCTTATGTGGCAGGTAGATATATTTCCTTTACCCAAAGACCAGGATACGCTGACTACGGAAGAATTCAGTTTACAAGCGTAACAGGTGGAGATATTTACTCTAGTGGAAACATAAATTTAATTCCTAGTGATACTAATAAGAGTTTATCCTTAGGAAACGGACTAGTAAGCAAAATTACAACACCTGGTTCTACAAAGTATGATAATTATGGAAACCAAACACCATCTACTTTAGCAGGTAGTTCAAATCAACCTGTATTATTTACTTCTGCTATTCCAGATGGTGGTATAGATGGTTTCATATTTGAAAACACTAGTAGTGGTTCTAGAAACTTATTTAAAGTAATTCAAAATAATACCACATTACTCACACTTAATCCTAATGGTAATCTTTTAATAGGAACAACGACTGACGCAGGATACAAACTAGATGTAAATGGAACAGCAAGAGTACAAGGAGCATTTACCGCAACTCTAGCCAACGTATCTACTGCTAATGTAGTCTATTACAACTCTTCAACAGGATTGATGACCTATGCGACTGCTCCTATAGGTGCTCAGTTTGTAATAGATTACGATTACAATATAACAGGAACAAAGAATGGAATAAACGTCCTCTTTACAACTAGTGCAACCTTTATCGTAACTACAACCAGAGTTTTCTTAAATGGTCAGAGACTAACTCGTGGTGCAGGATACGACTATATTGAAACAGGAACAAACCAAATAACTTTCACAAACCCACCAGTATCAACTGACCTTATTATAATCGAATACCAAATCTAAACATCATGCCAATAACTAAAATTAAAAAATCCCAACTCGATGCCCTCACGATTGTGAATGCGGACATCGATGCCGCTGCTGCTATCGCCAGTTCGAAGTTGGCTGATGGTGCAAACTTCACTAAAAAAGATGGAACTGTAGCCTTTACAGCAGATCAATCCTTTGGAGGATTTAAAGCAACAGGTTTAGGTACTCCGACTAACACAACAGATGCTGCAACTAAAGCATACGTAGATTCAGTTGCTCAAGGTTTGAGCGTTAAGACTGCAGTACGTGCAGCAACAACTGCTAACATTACTTTGAGTGGTACACAAACCATTGATGGTATTGCTTTGATTGCTGGGGATCGTGTACTTGTAAAGAACCAAACTACAACCACACAGAATGGTGTATACGATGTTTCGGCAGGTGCGTGGACACGTTCAGCAGATTCTGACGCAGGTTCTGAGTTAATAAACGCTTTCTACTTTGTAACTGCAGGAACTACCTTACAGGCTACGGGCTGGACTCAAAGTACTCCTGGTCCTATAACAATCGGTTCAACAGCAATTGTATTTAACCAATTTGCAGGAGCTGCTGACTTCCAAGCAGGTAACGGTCTTACTAAGACGGGTCTTACTTTTGACGTAGGAACTGCATCTTCTTCTCGTATTGTTGTTAACGCTGATAACATTGACTTAGCAACTTCAGGTGTTACTGCAGGAACATACAACAGAGTTACTGTAGATGCTTATGGTAGGGTTACTTCTGCCGTTGCTGGAACTACTGATAACTTAGTAGAAGGTAGTACTAACTTATTCTTTACTAATGCTCGTGCTCAAGCAGCTATAACAGGTGGTGCTTCTACAATAGTTACCTCTAACTTGACCGCATCTCGTGCTTTGGTATCAGATGGTTCTGGTAAAGTTGCCGTATCTACTGTGACTTCTGCTGAACTTAGTTATGTATCAGGCGTAACTTCTGCTATCCAAACTCAGTTGAACAATAAGCAAGGATTAGATGCCACTTTGACCGCTCTTGCTGGTTTGACCACAGCCGCTAATCAGTTGATTTATGCTACAGGTGTAGATACTTTTGCGATGTCTGCGTTGACTGCATTTGGTCGTTCTTTGATTGACGATGCCGATGCTGCCGCTGGTCGTACTACTTTGGGAGTTGTTATCGGAACCAACGTACAAGCTTGGGATGCTGACTTAGACGCAATCGCTGCCTTGGCTGGTACTTCTGGATTCTTGAAAAAGACTGCTGCGAATACTTGGTCTTTGGATACTTCTACCTACTTGACTGCCAACCAAACAATTACTTTGAGTGGTGATGCAAGTGGTAGTGGAACAACCGCTATTACTGTGACTCTTGCTTCTGTAGGAACTGCTGGTACTTACACCAAAGTAACAACTGACGCTAAGGGTCGTGTGACTTCTGGTACTACTTTGTCTACAGGTGACTTGCCTGCAGGAACTATGAATAGTAGTAACTTTGTAGTAAGAGAAACTCCAAGTCCTGCTCCTAACGGAGTAGCTACGACATTCACTTGTACAGGTAACGCTATCGCAGGTTCTGAAAGAGTATACTTGAACGGTGTATTGATGGAGCCAGGCGCAGGTAATGATTACACTGTAGGTAACTTAAGTCCTTTGACAATTACCTTCTTGTTCGTGCCTACACCTACAGATAAAATTAGAATTAATTACTTGAAATAATCATGCCTAGAACTCAAATTGGAACTACATTAATAGAAGACGGCTCTGTACGTAGAGTAGACATCAACACTGTTACTACAACTCAAGCGTTAATTACTAAAGTACTAGTCAATTCCCCTCTTACTATCAGTAGTACGGGGGTTGACTCAGGAACAGGTGATGTGACTTTAGGACTTAATACAGCCAATTTGGTAACTAGTTTTAACACTAGAGTCGGAGCAGTAACCTTAAGTGGTAGTGATGTAACTACTGCTCTAGGCTTTACTCCCGTTAGTGGTAATCAAACTATTACTCTTTCTGGCGATGTAACGGGGTCTGGTGCTACAGGAATAACAACTACTCTTGCTAATAGTGGAGTCACAGCAGGAACCTATCGTTCTGTTACGGTAGACGCTAAAGGACGAACTACTGCAGGAACAAATCCTACTACAATTTCAGGATATGGTATTACGGATTTTTACGCTCAGGTTGTTACTGGTTTTGTAACAGGAGCAAACAGTACTGTACTAAATACTGATTCTTTGGAAGTTGCACTTGAAAAATTACAAGGACAAGTTAACGCAAGACTTACTGCTAACCAAAGTATTACTTTGTCAGGGGATGCTACTGGGTCAGGTACTACCTCAATTGCAGTTACTTTAGCAAATACTTCTGTTACTCCTGGAGCATACACAAATGCAGACATAACTATTGATAGTAAGGGAAGAATTACTGCTGCTGCAAATGGTTCGTCAGGTGGAGGAGGTTTTACAGGAATGTTTACAGTCCCTACAAACCCTCCAGGAATGCAGACTTTGGATATACAAAATGGACTTATTGTGAATGTTTTGTAAGTTGACTTTTTCACTTTAAACATTATATTTGTACTATGATAAAAATTGAAGATGTAATTGTTCCAAGTAAAGGCACAGGCAAATACTTTGCAATTAAATGCTTAAATTTAGATATTAAAAAATCTAGTGAGGCTAGCCCTACTTTCTATTGGGAAGTTAAGAAAGGTGCTCCTTACGCAATTGATGAAGTTCAGACTGAAATTCCAGGAGAAAGTATTCTTGATGGAAACTTATTTATGACTTCAGAAGAGTATGCAGCTTGGGGAAATGATGACTCCTATGTACTTAATTGGGCACTAGCTAAACTTGGCTTTGTTGAGTTGAACGAAGAAGAGTCAGCAGAATAACTAAAATAAAAACCAACCTATATGAAAAAAATTGATTTAAACAAAGCCGTTACAGATTTAGACGGTAAAGAAATTGAAGGTTCTAACCTTGGTAAAATTGTAGCTCAAATGCTTGTTTCTTCAAGTAAGGGAGATGCTTTGAAGTACATGGCATGGGCATTGAAATTACATGCATGTGAACCATTGGAATTGGATCCTTCTGATGTAGAAACCTTGAAGAACTTTATTAAGGACCATGACCAGCTCACGATCCTTTCTAAGGCTCAGATGTTAGAAGTACTTTCTTAATTATGAGTGAATCTAGAATCCTTCTTGACGAGACAGAAAAAGCTGCTCTCCAAGATTTTCAAAAGAAAGTACACCAAGTAATTATTGACTTGGGTAAAGTAGAACTTCAGTTGTCTGATTTGCTCAATGTAAAAGAGCAGATTAAAGACGGCATGGCTCAAGTTGTTACTGAGCAAAACCAATTCTTTGGTGCACTAGAACAGAAGTATGGTAAAGGTTTAGTAGACCCACATACTTTTGAGTACGTGCAACAATAATTTGGTAAATTAATTTTTTTGGGTATATTTGTATACCTACTTAATTCTACCAAATTAAGGCCCTCGAATCACCCTCAAGTACCTCCTTGGGGGTTTTTCTTTTACTTGATTTAATTTCATTAGTTATTATATTTGTATAAGTGTCTACTAGATATGCTATAGGTAATAACTTTTTAGGGAATTTAATATCTCTAGTTATACGCTATAAGCCCAAGTCTATACATTTAAATCGACACGATTTAAGCAGGTTAAAATTTACTTTACTTAGTAGCATTGACCCGCAGATAAGACTAGACTCTACGGGAACTAAGATTATAGTTAAAACAGGAAATTCAATTAGAAATCCTAAAGACTTTGATTTATTTATAGAGACCTATATAGAGTCCAACTTATCCTTAAATAACTCAGTATCCTTAAACACAGTACTGTTCCAGAGCAACTATGCTCCGGGTGAGTACGTAGAGGAGTCAATAAATAAATACGGTGACTGGGAGTTACAGAGTCAGGATTTCCTAACTATAACTACACAAGGAACCTACGAAGAGGTTACTATAGAAAGCCAATCTGGCCCATCCTTTGTCTCCTTGAAGAGCCAAAGTAACGAATCTATCCAAACCCAAAGCTACCAACCTATAGAAATGCCTACATATACTTACGAGGATAGAGTACCTATAAGCGACTCTTCAGGAAAAAGCCTAACAGGTAGCCTCTACGACAGAACTAATCTAATGCCTATTCTTGCTAAAGGAGCAGCCATAACATCATACACTAGAACCTATACTGCTTAAGTATAATTAAAAACTAAACTAAATGAGAATAACAGACTTTCCAGAGTTAATTGCTCCAACAGGTAACGACTTACTTGTAACAGTAGATATAGCTAATGACCTAACTAAGAAGGTAAAGCTAGACAACCTTCCTATCTCTCTTCCTGCTCTTACGGCTCTTGCTACCAAACAAGATACATTGGTATCGGGAACAAACATTAAGACCATCAATGGAACAAGTGTTTTGGGTTCGGGTAACATTGTAACACCATCAACCCCACCATCGGGTGTTGCGGGTGCTATTCAGTTCAGCAATGGAAGTGCGTTTGCGAGTGATGCCGCTAACTTGTTTTGGGATGATACCAATAATAGGTTGGGGGTTGGTACGAATGCGCCGAGTGTACCTTTTGAAGTTTTGGGCAATGCTTGGGTAAATGCGGCAGCAAATGCTGATGCTACATTTAGTATTGGTAATCCATCAAGAAGATGGGATGTTAAGGCTTTGCAAAGTGGGGCTTATTATCAATTAGTTTATAATCAAACGGGGGTAATTGGTCAATCTATTGATTCTTTGGGCAATGTTGCATTTGGTAATGTTGCAGCCCTTTCAGCAAGAGTCGGAATCAAAGGCAGTGGCTCAACATCCGCCACTACATCGCTTTTGGTGCAGAATAGTGCGGGGACGGCTAGTTTTCAAATTAAAGATGATGGAAATTCATATTTGGGGCAATTTAATACCGCAAGTGGAAATAATGTTTTAGACCAGTTTACTGCAAAATTATTTACTTTAACAAATGCCTTTGTTTCGCATTCAGTTGGAAGTACATATAATGGAAGTACGGGCGATAGTTCATTGGCATTATGTGGTCTTGGAGTGGGAGGTGGATTTTTTGGCGGTATTAGAATGTTTACATCAAGCAGTTCCGCAACGCCCGTTCTTGCAATGATTGTTGACCGAAATCAAAGTGTAGGTATTGGATTAACGAATTCAACCGATTTGACGGTTAATGCATCCGCAAAATTGCAAGTTGATTCAACAACCAAAGGATTCCTCCCACCCCGAATGACAACAACCCAAAA